GGGACCACCTGAGTGGTATATTTCCACATTCTTATTATTTAAAAATGCTTCTTTTTCTATATCCACATTAGGTTTTAAAAAGATACAAAGCTCATCATTCACTTCAACCTTTTCAATCATTTCAGAATTAATAGAATCTAAATTCCATAATCCTTTATTTGTATATTCATTCATTTTAGGATTCCACTCCCAAATTTCGTATTTCATTTTTTCCCCTTTTCTTAGAATCCAATATTATTGATTTCTATTATTTGAGTTTCTTTACACTCAATACAACTTTTATATTCTATAAAAATTGTTTCTTTTTCTTCGCTTAGATATTCATCAACTCCATTAATTGGAGTATGTGAACAAGTTAATTTATTTACTTCTTTATAAGTGAACATTTATTACCCCTTTTGTTTAACTTCTTAATCTGTAAGTTTCAAAGTCTCTTATCCATTGAGCCTTACATCTTTTACTACAAAACAAATTACCTTTATATTTATATCCATTTCTAGTTGGAAAAATTTCAGTAAAACTGAAACTACATATAGATAATTGGCTTATCTTGTATTTTTTTTCATCTTCCATTGTTCTCCCCTTTTGTTTAATTAACCTAAGTTAATATTAGTCAATTAAATAAGCTAAATAAACTACCTTTTTTCAATTTTTTTCTAGCTGATCCTTAAAATTTAATTTTTTAAATATCCTTTGTTTATGGGTTTGGCTGCTTGGGTACTTGTTAAGCTCAAAATTTAAAAGGTCTTAAATCGCTTTTAAATGCCCTGTTTATTTTCAAAACATTTGAAACACACAAAAACTCCGTTAAAAGATTCATAATTAAATATTTGGAAATGCTTTTCGTATTTGCTTGGAGGAATCATAGAACCACAATTAAAACATTTATGAAAAGAATGACATAAACATTTTTTTGTTTGGGGCCGCCAGGCAAACTTATTTTTTAATTTATTGATTATCTTTTTAATTGTTTCCATTACACAAATGAGACTGTAAGAGTTTTTTTATTTTTAGGAAGTTTCTTTGAAATCTTTTTACTGTCGCACGGACATTTAATTAAAACACGGACACCTAGACACACAAAAAAACATAATAGGGATATTTCGCATCATAACTTCACAAAACCTTTTAAACGTTGGATTAATTGGGATTCACGCACACATTCACGCCTACGAACGCAACATAATGCAAATTATCGGACAAACTGCATATGTTAATTTGAGGGCGTGTATATCGTATACGTAACCCCAGGATCAATGTAAGGAAACTATACAAAAACAATAAAAATAAAACAGCACTATATGTTGTGTATTTTTAATGACCTACTACATATAGTAGGACTGCTATCACAGTAATACATATTAGATCCCTCTACCTGTTTTAGTGTATTCTTACACTCTTTACATACTTTCAATAAGATAAGAATAATCTATTTTTTTTTAAAAAAGACAGAAAGAATATAACTTACCCTGTGTCATCCCTCCCAACCGATAACAAATCTATTTATGACTTATTTTATATTATGAAGTAATAGGCTTTAACCCTAGTTATGATGGTCTGGCTAATCCACTTATCCTGTTGTTTGATCTGGTATTTCTTTCCTAAGAGCCAGAGAAATATCTTGTTTGTGTTGTCATACTATCATAGATTTATTAATATACAAATTAGCTTAGGAAAGTCCTAAGTATTAGTTAAGAATAAATATCTATAACTAAGGAAAAATAGAAAGATAGCTTTATCATTAAGACAACACAGTTGGCGTTGATTTAACTTTATTTCTTTTTTCTTTCATTACAGTAAATGGACAGACTGTACGGAACAAGGCCCTGCTTACCGATTGGCAGGGTTTTGTTTTTGACTTAATTTATTTTATGATCTATAATAAAATTACTCATTTCTTATGAGTATCAATTCCCTGTTTGATTAACAATAAACCCTAGCTAGTCTAGGGTTATGGATATAGAAGTACAGGACTGTGATGAATGTTGGAATCCTTATTGGGAAGATCAACTAACTGATGGTGTTTGTGCTAACTGTTTATAAAAAAATTTTTTTTACGCCTTCGGCTCTTGTAACCCTTCTGGTTTTTGCCTACCTTTTATTCTTGGATAAGTTTTTGTTTTATGAGCATTACAATATCTAAACTTGTTATATTTTGAAATAACAGTATTACAGTTTTCCTGCAAACAAATTCTTCCACTACTATATGAAGTAGAGGGTTTGTAATTAGGATATTTATTTCCTTTTATATAATCACTCATACAAGATATAGTATAGTTAGGAGAAAGCAAACTTATGTACGGATATAAGAAGAAGAAAAAGAAATCTAAGAAAAAAGGTAAAAAATAACAAATGGCTGAGTGGCGTGGAATGAAGGTTAAGCTAAATAGTCCTACGGCTATCAGAAAAGGCGAACCTGGTTATGGTCGCAAATCTAAAAAGGTTTTTGTTATGTCCAATGGAAAAGTTAAGAAGGTAATGTTTGGAGATCCAAATATGCCTGTACGTAAAAGCAATCCTAAAGCAAGAGCTTCATTTCGTGCCAGGCATAAGTGTTCTACTGCAAAAGACAAGACTACTGCTCGTTATTGGGCGTGTAGGGATTGGTAGGAGTTTATGAAAATTAAAGGCGTAGATATGTCTGATCTTACTAAAAGACAACAACAAACTATGAAAAAGCATTCTAAACATCATACAAAAAAACATATGGAATATATGCGTAACAGTATGAAAAGAGGTGCTACATTTACACAAGCACATAAAAGAGCTATGAAGAAAGTAGGTAAATAATGGCTGGTAGAAAAGTAAGTTGGATGTGGGGTGGCAAAAGATATTATGGCACTTTAATTCCTAGCAGAGAAACTAAAGATGCAAGATTTGCTAGAACAGAAAACGGAAAAATAAAAAGACTTCCAAAGAAAAAATAATGGCAGAACGAAAAGTTTGCAGTAACGAAGGATGCAATAAAAAATTTACTGCTCATTCAAATAAAAAAATATATTGTTCTGATCAATGTAATCGTAAAGCGTATTACAAAAGAAAAAAGAAAATTAAATCTATAGAATACACGACACAAATGACAATTAGTCGTGGAGAACATTATGAAGAATATGTCAAAGAATATGCAGAAGCAGTAGAAAAAAAATATATACAAAAACAAGAAGTTGCAAAATTATTAAAGGTATCTAATCCTATTGTTACTAAAATGCACGAGGCGTATCTTGTAGATCGGGAAACAATAAAAGCAGCAAAAGATTGGGAAGCACCTAAAGAAGCTATAAAGTCATTAGATAAATTTGAAGATTTTAGAGATAGGTATTTTGAAACCGAAACAGGCGAACAATATGAAACAGCAGATTTTCATAAAAAATGGATTACAAGTATTTTAGATGCAATAGAAAATGGTGGAGAGCAAATGATATTAAGTCCACCACGACACGGCAAAACAGATCTTCTTACACACTTTGCTGTATGGCAGATTTGTAAAAATCCTAATGTAAGAATTATGTGGGTTGGTGGTAATGAAGAAATAGCAAAAAATGCAGTAGGTGCAGTTGTAGATCATTTAGAACACAACGAAAAATTAATACAAGATTTTTGCGTTCCTGGAGAATCTTTTAAACCTAAATCACGATCTGGAAAATCTTGGACATCAGGACAGTTTACTGTTGCTACTAGAACTGTTACAGGTATTAAATCACCAACAATGGTTGCTGTAGGTAAAGGTGGCAAGATTCTATCAAGAGATTGTGATTTGATTATTGCAGATGACATTGAGGATCACGGCACAACAATACAACCTAGTGCTAGAGAGCAAACAAGACAATGGTGGACAACTACTTTGTCATCTCGTAAAGAGGAACATACAGCTATTGTTGTTATAGGTTCAAGACAGCACCCGGAAGATTTATATAACTTTTTACTAGAAAATCCACAGATGGACAAGATAGTAGAAGAAGCACATAGCACAGAATGTGTATTGCCAGAAAACGAATTAGAGTTACATACAGATTGTATGCTATGGGCAAGTAAGAGAAGTTACAAGTGGTTGTTATCACGATTACAAGCTGCTGAAACTACAGGTGGTAAAGCAATATTTGAAATGGTATATCTTAACAAAGCATTTGCAGAAGGTATAGCTATGTTTGATGTAGAAGAAGTAGATTTATGCAGAGATGTCAATAGAGTTGTAGGACACATACCAGCAGGATGTCATTTAGTAGCAGGACTAGACCCTGCATCCACAGGTTACCAAGCTGCTTTTTTGTGGGCTGTAAATAATGAAACAGGCAAAATGTATATGGTAGATATAGAAAACGAACAGGGTGGTGGGATTATACAGGCAAAAGAAACAATAAAGAATTGGTACGAAAAATATAATCTTGCACATTGGGTTATAGAAGAAAATGGTTTTCAGAGAGCTATAAGACAAGACAAAGATTTAAAAGAGTATTGTGCAAGAATGGGTATTTACTTAGAAGGACATCAAACACAGAAAAACAAATTTGATCCTATCTTTGGTGTAGGAAGTATGAGAGAATTGTTTAGAGAACAATTAATTTCTTTACCTTATGGTAGTGCAGAAAGCGAAACTAAGAGTAATATATATCGTAGGCAACTAATTTATTTTTCTACAGGTGCTAGTAAGCAATCTGGCAGAAACAACAAAAGTGATGTTGTTATGGCAAGTTGGTTTCCTATGCGTGTAATCAGGAGATTACAGAAGGAAAGACTAGCAGAAGTAGGATTAGATTATACACCTAGTTTTGGAGAATGGAATTTAAGCGATATAAACGATATACCTTGGAGATAGAATGACACCTGAAGAAATACAATATCAAATTACGCAGTTGCACTATGACAACCAAAGTGCTTATTCCACTAGAGGTCGTATTCGTGCAATTATGAATGGCGGCCCAGATGGTATTCTTGCATTACTAGGCGACCAATTACAAGGTTTTGAAGATTTCCAAATACCTGTACCTAACTTAATGATGTCAGGTTTAGAACATTTATCACAAAAGATAGGTCGTATTCCTAACTTAAAAGTAGATATACCTAATGGTAAAGATTCACAAAGGGCAAAACAAAAAGCAGAAAAGATTGCTCGTATAGTTACTGCGTATGATGATACACAAAAACTAGAAATGCAAATGCCACAAGTAGGAAGATGGCTACCTGGTTATGGTTTTGCAGTATGGGTAATTAGAGAAAAGAAAGGACCTGATGGCACACCATATCCTTGTGCTGAACTTCGTGATCCTTACAACTGTTTTCCTGGTTACTTTGGTGCTGATCAACAACCAAAAGAAATGGCTATTGTTCGTAGAGTACCAAAAGAATCTCTTGCAAAAGTATATCCAAAGTTTGCAGAAAAAATTATGGCTAAAGATGGATATGAAACTAACACACTATTTTCCTTC